TCTTAATGTAGTTTATCTTAGATATTTATCATAAATATAAGACCTATTATTATAATATGGATTATGAAAATCCCTGGTACTACCAAGGTACAGCTTTTACTTCTGACGATATTAATGATTTCTTCGGTTTCGTCTACTGTATTACTAATATTGAGTCGGGCAAACAATACATTGGTAGAAAATACTTCTACCAAAAACGTAAGCCTAGAGGTGGTAAGAGACGGGTTACGTCTGAGAGTGACTGGAAACGATACTATGGAAGCTCTGCAGAACTTAATTCAGATCGAAAGCTTCTTGGAAACACAGCGTTCAAACGAGAAATCCTCTCCTTACACTCCAGACTTGGAGATGTGAACTATGAGGAAACAAAACAATTATTTTTAAATAATGTATTAAGTGAATCTCTTGACAATGGAGAACCAGCATACTACAATAGCAACATATTAGGACGCTATATGCGTAAAGATTATGGAAACTTTGGAAGAAACGCTGAAACGTAATTATGATTGGGCAATACATCGTATGGATGTATTATCTAAGTTAGGAACATATGAAGATATCATAGAAGCAGATTCCATTCGTCAAGAATTTAGGGAATGGATAAATCCTAATATTGATGATCATGATATTCTTTCTTTGGAGTATCTTCCTGATGTATGTGAGGATTAGCCTATATAAATTGTAACGAAAAGTAAAGCTGAGGAGCACAAGCTTAAATGACTCATTTAAAATTAAAGATTTTGGATATTCCAGCATCCGCACATGGTATACTGGAATTTGCCTTTTTTGTAGGAGTTGGAATAACTGCTGGTTCATTAGGACTTATATAAATAAAATTCACTTGGATTAATAAAATGCAAAAAATAATCAATGTACTTGCTGTTGCGTCTGCTGCTGTATCTGTTGCCGTTGTTGGCCTTGGTGGGTATGTTTACCTTAATAGGGAAGCCATCATAGAAGATGTAAAACAAAAAGCACTTGGTGGTCTTGGTGGATCATTGGGTGGTGGATCGTTAGGAGGGGATCTTCCTATTGGTGCTCCTGATCTTGCTGCTCCTGATACTTCTGCAGGTCTTCCTTCTTCTGATATTAAACCATTTTAAGATTGCTATATAGTAGAGAATTGCTATACTAGAATGGCTGAAGAAGTAAAAGAAGAAGAGATTCTTGAAGAAGAACCCAAAGAAGAAAAGAAAGGGTTGTTTCAAAAGGCAAAAGATGCTATACTACCTGATGCCGATGAACAGGCAGCAATCATCAGTACATTTGTCAGAATTACTGTTCTTGCCTGGTCGGGTGGAATATTGACATTAAATTATGTTGCTATTCCAGGTGTACCACAACAGAAAATTGACCCAACTTTTATAGCTTCGGTATTTACTGGGGTTTTAGCTTCCTTCGGAATTCAGACCGCATCTAAGAAAGGTGATGGAACGATGAAGATGCAGAACAACGGTAACGGAAATGGAAATGGCGGCAATGGTGGCGGTGGCATTAGCAAGAAAGACCTTGAGATGTTAATCGAAAAAGCTTCCCAGACAGGTCCTACTCAAACAATTAAGATTGAGCAAGCACCTATTAAGATTAGTACTGTTGACGACAAACCAACAGATACATTCAAGATGTAAATTCCGTATTTTTTTATGATGGACAAACAAATAAATTGGACTAAGTGGTCCGCCCTTGGATTGGGTGGATTACTTGGTCTTTCGCATATTGGTATGCTTGCGATGCTTGCTACCAGAGGCAATAGTAAGTATCCTAAGATTGCTATCCCTCCTGTGAATCAATACTCTTCAGTTAGAGTAATGGCAGGAGAAGATGGATACAGTCTTGAGTATCGTGGGAATGATCCTAAGAGTATGTTTACTACCAAAACTGTAAACCGAGGTGGATTCCTTAAGAAAGGTGATACAACTACTGTCACACAAGAATATACTATGGATGGTGCAGTACATCATGGTGGTCCAGTATCTAATGGTAGAACTTGGATTGACCCTGTAGCTGTAGGTAGTTTAGGCGAAAAAAAGAGTAGTGCCAAAACCGAGGAATGTATTGAAGCTAGAGGTGGTGGAAAATCAACAGGAAGACTTGTCGGTGGTAGCGTTGGTGCTGCTGCTGGTTCTAGTCTCTCCTCTATTCCTTTCGTTGGCTGGGTTTTGGCTGGTGCTGCTACGATGATTGGTATGAATGAAGGTGCTGATCTTGGTGGCGATGTTGCAGAATCTTTCAGCGATGATTGTTAGGAGGATTTTAAATGCCAGTATATAGAGATTATGAGATTCGTATAAATCTTAATGAATTGATTGAACAACGGATACCAGCATGTAATTTGACTCATCCTGATCATTGTTTGACGGATGCTCAAATTGCCGATATCGCACATGATATCAATATGGATCTTAACTTACATCCAATCTATCATCAGATAGATGAACATATTATGAGATATGTTAATGCGGCAAATATAGAAAATAAAGATCATTGGGTAGAATCAAAACTCCCAGATCTTGATCTTAGTGATGAAGAAGAAATTAGTTTTGAATAACAATGACATTTTCCAAAGAGTTAAAGATAGGGACAAAGAAATCCCATTCAGCAGCAGAGAATACCTCTTTTGTTAGATCTTTTCTTAGAGGAGTTGTAAGTAAAGAATCTTACAAGAAACTTGTTTCTGATTTATATTTTGTATATTCCGCAATGGAAGAGGAGGTTGAAAATTTAAAAGATCATCCTATAATAGGTCAGATACAGTTATCTGATCTAAAACGTGTAGATGCTTTAGAGCAAGATCTTAGGTTTTATTATGGACCTATTTGGAGATCTATTATTACACCTTCAGAAGCATGTAACCAGTATGTCAATCGTATTCGTGAGGTAGCGAAAAATGAACCAGAACTTTTGGTTGGTCATCATTACACCAGATACCTGGGTGACCTCTCAGGGGGTCAAATCCTTAAAGGAATTGCTAAAAAAGCTTTGGCTTTGGGGGATGGGCAAGGACTCAAATTTTATGATTTTGAAAAAATAGAAGATGCCAAAGCATATAAAGCAGGATATAGAGGAATCCTTGATGGACTGCCTATTACAGAGCATCAATCAAATGCTATAATAGTAGAAGCAAATTATGCTTTTAGATTAAACATGTATATGTTTGATACCTTAGAAGGTAATTCTTTCAAATCTTTACTTCAAATTTTCATCAGTTCAATTTTTAAAAAATGATTTTTCTATCAACACCATCAGTTTATCATTTACCAGGAACATGGGAGAAACAACCTATGATTCCTCATCTAAACCTTACTCCAGATCAAGGATTTATTTTATTCTTTGGTTTGCTTCTTTTTGGTTTAGTTGGATGGGGATTATATCTTACAGTAGGAGGAGGTAAGAAAGAATTAAGAGATCCTATTGATGAGCACGCTAAGATGCACGAGTTAGGTATAGCACACGGTCACGGTGGAAATAAGGAGGCATATGAGATGTCTGGAAAGTTAAAGCACACTCACGAAGAATGACAGTGAAAATTATTGCTGAAAAATGTGACAAGGCTGCTGGAGACAATAAGAAACTCCCTTATACAGCCTATCTTGTTGAGTATAAGATAGACAACAAGATTACTTATGACATTGCTATCGCTGATAAAGCAGCAGATCTTTTTGATCATTACTACGACAAGTATAAGAAAAATTTCGTAGGGTTTAAACAAGCAGGTGGAATAGCAAATCCAAAACTTTGGAACAACAAACAGAAACCATTACCACCTCCTAAAAAGAAGAAGTGACACTTGATGTATTCATTGAGGATGATTTTCTAGAACCTAGATTACATCAGAAAGCATTTGATTATGCGAGGAATAGAGGTGGTGCTAGATGGGGTGAGTTTGATAAGGATCCTACCCGTCCTACTGGACTAACTATTAATCCTGATAAAAGTGAGCCTATCTATCGTAAATTTGATGAGGTGTGTAGAGAGAAGTTTATATCATTGAGTGGGTTTGAACTTGTGAGGATGTATATAAATTGCTTTATGCCTTATGAGCAACCTTGTTGGCACGAAGATATAGATCCTAACATTAAAGGAATAGATGCTTATACTGTGCTATACTATCCTCAGTTAGAATATAATCTTGAGGAAGGAGGATGGACAGAGTTTATGGATGATGGTTTTGTGCACGGTAGTTTACCGTTATGTAATAGAGCTATAATGTTTGATGGTTCTTTAACTCATAGAGCACAACCATTTAGAAATACCATAAGATTCTCCTACGCACTTAAGTATGAATTGATTACTGATCCTGATCTGAAAATGATATGAAGTTATATTATTCTCCTTACTTTGAAGGTTCGCAGTCTGTTTGGGAGCATCCCTTACATCAAGATGTTGTTTATATACCTCCTCAACGTGTATTGGAATATGATAAGAAATTGCACGAAGAACATATTTACTGGGATTGTCCTGCGTGGAAAAATTATTGGAATAATTCTTGGGTAGTTTTTAATCAAATTGATTTTAAATTTGAATGGGATAAAACGTTAGGTAAAATAACTAAGAAGTCATTTGGTGAACCTAAGACAGATTATATTAGACCTGAACAGATTGAAAATGATGGGTTAGTTTTTGGATTACCTCAACAGTTGCTTATATGGTTACCCAATAAAGAAAAGAACATATGGATTGAGATGATACCTTACACAAGATTATTTCATCAGACTGGACTTGAGTATCTTAGTTCAGAGTTTCCACTTAGTAGGTGGCATAAACAAATAGCACCTAGATTTAAAGCACACGCAACTACCATTTCTCTTAAACGTGGAGATCCTTTATATGTCATTAGATTTAAAGGTGGTGCTAATTATAGTTTACAACGTTGGAAAGACATAGATCCACCTGAATGGCTACGGGTAAAATTTCATCAACACAATAGTCTAGATTATTGGGTAAAAGATGCTGCTTGGAATTTGTTTAGGAGGGACACATAATGACTACTATACTATATCATCCTGTACATCAGACTGCTGAGGCTAATCAGAAAGCTTCTATAAAAGGTGAAGATCAGTCTGATCTATTACATCCGCTTACATTACCTGGGTATTATATAGAACCTGTTCCATACATAGAGTATGCTAAGGAGGAACATAAAGATTATAAGTATTATAATGATCCTTCTTGGAGGCATTATTGGGAAAATACTTATGTAGTATTCAATCAAAAAGATATCACATTCAGATGGGATAAAACTACTGGTGAAGTATTTGATACTAGTTTCGATATTAAAAATGCACAGGACTTTGTTTTTGTACAACAGGGTGGGTTAGCTAACCTTCCTAAGGTAGGAGATCAGTTTCGAGGTGTCTTGGTTATACAGTGGAATGAGAGTTTGATGTGTTGGCCGAAGAAACCTAATAAGAATCTTTGGATCGAAGTTATACCTTATCCTGATATGCATCATAATACTGGTATGGAATTGATCGGTTGCGATTTTCCCTTGGGTAGATGGTATCGTGCTATTAATGGTGCTTATGCTTGTTACAAGACTGAGATTAATGTGGTACGTGGAGCACCTTTGTATATGATTAGGTTCCGTGGTGGCAAAGATAATGTATATAAATTAGAGAGATCACGTGACATCAAACCACCGCATAAGGTACGACAATTATTCAGAGTATCTCAAGCGTTAAAGACTTGGTTACCAAAGAAATCTTGGGGTTTCATAAAAGATGATGTAGAAGAAAAGAAATGTCCGTTTAATTTTTTATTCAAATGATAACAATAAAGTGTTTGGCTTGCGGAAAAGAACTGACTAGCTATACAATAGAAACTAAATGTTGTGGATGTTCTAATATGACATCTATTACTGGTAATACTTTTACTGGTGAAGACCTTTCATTAATTGAAGTGGTGTCGCAAGATAAGTATAGTTCTAGTGATAATGGTGTCCTTTCTAATGAGGACAAGCAGTTTCAAGAGAACCGTAGGCAAAGAAAAATCAGGAGGATTAACTTTGAAACCAAGTGATACTAGTTGGCAAGAATATGGAATCTTAAAGTATCAAGGTGATAAAGAAACCGTTGATAAATTACGGCAAGCTTTATTAGATGCTGAGAAAGGTATATTCAGATTGTCTGATGCTCATCCTTCGGGTGGTAAACCTACACATAACTATCCTGATGATCATCTGACAGGTAGGATGACATATTATAATCTTGTTAATGATGAAGAGACTTGGCATTATTCAGGATATCCACTTATAAAAGAAGTAGTGGCTGATTTTTTGTCTTTAAAACCAGACGAAAGGATAGCAATAAAGTCTTGGGGAAATGTCCTTAGAGCACCTTACAAGATATTCCCTCACTTGCATTTCGGGATTCCCGACAATTGGTTTGAAAATAAAACGTCAGTATGTGGAAACATATTTTTGGGTTCTGAGGTATCAACGGCTACTACATATATTTTGAATGGTAAACAGGTAGATATACCTAATGTCTATGGTGAGTTAACTTTATTCCCACCTAATGTTCCTCACGCTGTACGTGAATATAAAGGAGATGGAGTACGAGTAAGTGCTGCCTTTGATTGTTTCGCTGTTAGTCGTGACGCTTCTACAGAAATAAAGGAAAACCCTATCACCATTAAAGGAGACAATTGGATATATTATACCCACCATTAGGACTCGAACAATCGTAACCCTATTACTATGACTACTATTACAAAATACAAGCACGAAATTATGTGGTGGATGAGCCGCCTCACCGTGATGGGAACTTCTTTAGGTATGGCCACGTGGCTAGCAGCACAAGCATATAGTTGACAAGGGTGTTATAATATTAGTACAGTAAACACTTCATATGAAAATCTTTTTGGATACATCCTCAGTGGATGTCATCCGTGACTATCTTGACACGGGATTAATCGATGGAGTAACAACTAATCCTTCTTTAATGCTTAAAGAGGGCAAGGATCCTTTGGAAGTCATCAGACGTATCTCTGATCTCTTTCCAGAGGATTCTTCTGTCTCTGCTGAAGTTACAGCAGATACAGCAGACGAGATGGTAGCATTGTCTAGACCATATACTGATCTAGGTAAGAATGTTACTGTTAAAGTACCTTGTACTAGAGAAGGGTTAAAGGCTTGTAAGGCTCTTAGAGATGAGGGTTTTAAAGTTAATGTTACTTTGATATTTTCTCAGGCACAGGCAATACTTGCTGCTAAAGCAGGTGCTACATATGTGTCTCCGTTCGTAGGCAGAGTAGATGACAATTCCTTTGGTGGTCTATGCCTCATCAAGGACATCGCTAATGTCTATGACAAACAGGTCTGGTATGATACTTATATACTAGCTGCTTCTATCAGGAATGTGAGGGAAGTAGGTAGAGCATTTGAGTATGGTGCTAACATATGCACATTGCCACCTTCCATCTTTGATAAGATGTATAAACATATCTTGACAGATGATGGGTTGAGGAGGTTTAATGAAGACTGGGCCAATCTAATGGGTTAATTAAATGATTGAACTAACTGAGGAAGAGTTTAAAAGTAATCCAGATAAATACACTACTCAAATTGAGAGTGGTGAAGATTTTCTGATTAAAAGGTCAGACGGTACAAAATATATTGCTACCGATGTGACCAAATTCCAAAACCCCTGTGATATATAAATGGCATACATTGTTAATCCTAGCGTTGCCGCACAACGTAGGATAATTAAGATAAGAGAAGAAGTAGAAGCAGAAGGAGGTGAGTTTCGCCTCGAAGAGTTTCTATTAGATGAAAACAATCGTAAAAGATTTAAGTACTGTTACCTCCAGGAGACACTATGACTTGTCAAGTATACAAAGACTCAGCAGAGTCTGCCAAGCAAGCACTTATTCACGCACTCAACGAGAATGAATCGTTGAATACTGTAAATGATCTATACGATCATTATAAAGGATTACGTAAGATTGCTGACACCCACACCCACAATGATACGATAACTTTTGATACATCTCCTGATTACTACACCAATTCATCTTATCCAGTTGGTGTTGAGATGGGAGAAGCAATATCTTTAGGACTAGGTACTGAAGATACTATTACATTTGCTGACGCTGATGGTGTAATGAATATAGATTACCCAACGCAAGGGTTCGGGATCAACGATGACATTTCATTCACTACATCGGATGATGTTGTAACTGTTCCTGAAGATATAAAAGCAGATTAATGGAAAATCTTCCGAGTAATATACAAAAACATTCTCGTGAAGCTTTTTCTGTTATGGAGGTGGCTACATCACCTCCATCTTTTGATGATATGATCAAGTTAATATACGACGATCATCCAAAGATTAGTTATGCTAAACCGAATGCTTCTTTTAAGAGAGGAGAGCACGGTACAACTTGCTACTATGACTTCAATCTTTTTGAAGAACAAAGGTATCGACCTTTGATGAAGCATATAATGCAGAACATATATGATTCAAAAAAGGTCGAT